GCGAGATTTTTCAACATTGATAATGAAATTATAACCAGTAAGTTCACCAGCAGTTTTCTCTTGTTGGCGACCAAGAATCCAAATGGTATCAGCTGAGTAATAAGAACCTGTGCCACCACCCACAATATCTTTTGGAAACATACCAATCTCTTTGTATGTGTGATTCACAACAACCATTGGCACATCTTTAATTGTGAGATGTGGTGTAATCATACGAAACAATGATTTGATTTGCTTAGCACGGGTCATATCTGCAACAGATTTACCTTCAAGCGAATCTTCAACTTCTTTGCGTGAGGCCAAATTACCAATCGAATCAATGACAATAATCACTTTGTCATCTTTGTCGAGGCCTTGCAGCTGATTCATAATGTCGTGTTTCAGTTCTTCAATGTCGGTAATTGGCGTATGTAATACTTTATCCATATCGATATTGAATGTTTCAAAGTATTTCTGCGGTGTGCCAAACTCTGAATCATAAAACAAAACAACCGCATCTTTATATTTCTTTTGATAAGAAGATGCCATCAAAAGAGCAAACGCTGTTTTAAAGTGTTTAGAAGGGCCTGCCAGCATGGTAAGACCTGGTGTAAGGCCGCCATCTAATTGACCTGATAGTGCCACATTTATCATTGGCACATCGGTTGGTATCATATCCTTTTCATTAAAGAATTTTGATTTAGCAAGAATAGACGAATCTTTAATCGTTGTATTCTTTTTCAATTTATCTAATAAACTCATGTTAAAATGAACCTCCGTCAAGTCGTGTAATTTTATCTTTAGGTATAATTTCGTTTGAAGTTGTTTCTAAGTATGATTTAAATGGTACATCATTTTCAGGCTGATTGTCAAGCTTTTCATCTAAAATAGATTTATCTTTACCAATATGTCTGCGGTATGATTCTTGAGCTGCAATCAATAATAGAATGGCAAGTGGGTCAAATACGATGATAATTGTAATGATGACCGCTCTTACAGCTTTATCTATGAATGATGGATCTTCTTTATCATAGAACATTTCGGCGATATATTTGATGGGACCAATTTCTGCTGCCAATTTGTTTTCTTCTGCCATCAGAGGCAATTTTTCTTGTGACAACTTTTTTAGTTCTGCTTGAGCAGCACGAATGTCACGGTCAACTCTAGCACTTGTTTTTTCAGGATCAGATGCTTGTTTAAGCAAATAATCTAATCTATCTTTAGCAATTTTTTCTTGAGCCTCAATAGTTCGTAATTGAACGGAATTAGCACCAAGAGTTACATTAGATTCTAAATGAGCTTTTGAAAGATAACCAAAAATACCCATTGATGTGATTATCATTAACAAAACAACCGCAGCACTAAAATAATATTTCATTATCTTTGCTGTTGTGTGCCAATTATTGTAAACCCACGATACAGTAACGAGTTTAGCAATCTCTAATACTGCACCCATAATGATAATTGGCCAAAAAGAACCAGGAAATATTTGTGCTAAACCAATCACAGAATAAAATGCAGCAATGGCAGAAAGTGCCAAAGCAGTAATAAGTGGAAAAATAACTTGTATCATCCGAAAAAGTCCTCGATTGAATTTTGTTTTTCTGTTTTCCAACCCATGCAATCTAAGACTACACGGATTGGTTCTAAGAAGGCTTTGTCAAACTGCATATCATAATCGATAAATTCTTGTAAATCTAATTCTTTTGGCAATCGTTGTGGAAAACTAATCACCGTATCTTTAACTGGATTTGGCATTTTAAGATATGCAAACTTTAACTTTTCGCCTTCTTGTATCATAGGATACTTATTCTCCAGTCCTAGACGCTTTACATGAAAATTGTAAAGAATTGCGCCTTTGACATGAATTGGTGTACCTTTTTTGTACAATGTTACTGAATCAGAATATTGTGCGATGCCATTACACCCTCTTGGTGATGAAATATCTTCTGGAGGCAATTTCATAAATTGTGATTTGAAATCATCGATAAACGCATGTACATCTTCTTCGGTGCCCATCATCATCAGATTTAAAACTTTTTTCATCTTTTCACGGATAACAGATGGTGTAGATGACTTCACCATTTCTAAACCCATCACTTTGAGTTTTGGTTCTTTATATACAACACCTTCGTTGTTATACACATTCAGCGCATAGCGTTTCTTGGCAGTCCACAAACCTTTGTCTGCCAAAGCTTCACGTTTCATAATCATTTTTTGAGAATGTGCGTGGACATATTCAGCAAGCTCTTGATAACTTTCGTCAATAAACGGTTGTATTTTATCTTCACAGACCTTGTCCATGAAGGTGATGATTGAATTAGTGTCCGTCTTTTCTTTATACACTTTATCAACGAGTTCACCAAGACGTAGGTAAATCGAATCTGTATCTGAGGCGATAACATAATCTTTTTCCGTTTTCAATAATTTGTTCATAAACTGATTGAGTTTTTTCTCAATCCAACGAATACTTAATTGGCCTGCTTGTGTAACTGCCAATGCCTGACGCAAATCATAGAAACGAAAATACTGTGAGCCTAGAGCACCGTAAGCGGAGTTTAGTGAAACCTTCTTTGCAAGTTGTAGATTATTATAACGAGCAATTAGTTTATCTAATTCTGCTTTCTTTTTAGCGTCAGTTTCAACTTGATAATCTTGTTGTGCCTTAATCATTAACTTCTTAAACTTCTTACGATCCTCATACATTTCTTCCATCATTGTAGGAAGAAAACCTTTTTTCTTTGTAGTGAAATATTGGCCGTTTGGTGTCAATGTAACACCATCTAGTTTGCTTGTATCAACTTTCTTATCAAGCATCTTATCAACACTTACACCATCAGAGATGATACGCCGCATTTCAAGTGTGTATTCGTGAGGTTCAATAATAGTTTCTGGTGAAATGTTATACTGAATCAATAAGTGTGGATAAAGCGAGTTCAAGTCAAACGATGCAACCCAATCGTGCTTGCCAACTTGTGGTTCTTTTACATATGCACCTTCAAATGCAGAATCTTTTTCTTTGCGTTCTTTTGGCGGAACAATAATCTTTTGTTCCATCAGATAACAATTAATCAAAGAATCCCACATACGAGTTTGAGCAAATACATCCTCAAAGTTCGTTTTTGTATCATAGGCCAGAGTTGCAGCCAATTCAATTAACTTCAACTTATCTTCCAAATCTACGATAAGTTCTACGTCTTTAATGTTATACTCAATAAACTTTTGATAATTGAGTTTATAGAGTTGATGTAGATTATCGTATTCAGAATAATCTAATTTGTTTGTGCCAAGTTCTACTGAGGCAATATGATCAAGCTTGTATGATTCCTGTGACTTACCTGCAGGAGCATACCAGCGGTATAACTCAATATAATCAAGACAAGAAATGCCGAAAATCTCATATGTTATCTGCTTTTTACCTTTAATAATCTTTTCACGTTCTGCTATATTATTCCATGGCGAAAGTTTCTTAGTCAAATCTGGCCCAAGAATCCGCTGCATACGATTGTGTAGATAGGGAATATCAAAGAACTTAATATTCCAACCAGACATAATATCTGGTGTATTCGCTTCCCAATCCATCAGAAAGGTTTTAAGAAGGGTATATTCGTCTTGGCACTTAATATAGTCAACATCATCACGGGTATTGTCAAAATCCCCGCATCCGTAAACGCTTAACCTTTTATTTAGTCTTTTCACAGCTACGGCGGTCACCGGTTCGCTGGCGGTCGCTGGGTCCGGGAACCCGTTTTCAGACCCCACCTCAATGTCGATGATAGCTATGTCGAGGTCTTTAATGTCCCAATCTATGACCCCCTTTTGAGTGTCGGCAATATAGGCATACTCGAGCCTGGTGTTGCCAAACATCTTAAAGTTTTGAACTTCTTCGTACCTCTTGATGAACTCTTTAGCCTCCCTGATCGAGCCAAACGATTTAGGCTCAAGCACATCTCCTTGCAAAGAACGCCATTCGGTATTCTTGTTCGTAGGAAAATACAAAGTCGGAGAGTATTCGATCTTCTGTTTTACTCTCCGACCATTGTTGAGGCCTCGGTACATAATGTAGTTACCGAAGCATAGAACGTGTGTGTAATACTTACTCATTCATTTTTTTGTTTTCTTTGAAACTTTCTGTGGCTTTGTTTCTGCAATTTCAATGCTAGAATTAGGTGTCTTATCCCACATTAATTTATTGTATTGAGCTTCAAGTGTTTCATTGGGTGTGGTAATACACAAAATGTCTGACATATTAAATTTAATGCCTGTATCAAATTCTAGTGTATACTCCAAGAAAGGAGCAAAGCCCAATTGCAAACCTTCTTTAATTACCTGTTGAAGAACTTGAACAGGTGCTTTTACAATAATTGTTTTGTCATCAACGCAATCGACTTGAGCAAGAATTGTTTGATTGGTTCTAAAAGTAACTAATTTGTTTTTCATATTTTAATCTCCGCAGATAAAACTCCGATTGTAATCCATCTTTTAGGGAACAGCATTTCTCTACCTTGAAAATCCTTCATATCATAGTTGGGGTCTTGTACCCAACCAACAACTTCAACTTGATTATCAAAATCACGAAGCACCAAGTCATACTTCTCAGCTCTTGGCATTTTATGTTCAATGGCAAGTTTTTTAGCAAGTTCACGCAGATTCATTTTGTTTCCTTAAAGTCATAAAAAAAGTCATTGTTGTTTCGTGCAGAGTGTTTACTAAATTGCTCTACTGAATACAACTTTGTTGCTATTTTAAAATCTGGCATTTTAAATTCAGGTACTGTCAAAGAAGAATCAAAGAACAATGTTTTATTATTTGGCTGTGCGGCGAACTGACCGTTGTCCATCTTAATAAAATTATAACTCTTATGTTCTTCTACTGTTTCAGAAAATCCTGTATTCAAATAACCAGGGTCGTTTTGGCAAAAGTCAACGGTAAACATATATTGACCAAACTGCCACTTTCTATCTTTGTCTAAGAATTTACACTTCAATAACCGAAGATTATCTTTTTCAATGATAGTAACATTATAACTCAAACAGTCCCATATTTGCAAGTAATCCAAAGGCAAAGATGCATTTTTGAGGTCTGTTTGCCTTGATACAAAGGCATGGAGTGGAAGTTTATCGTATAGGGCACCGTAGTTTGGTAACAGCACCTCTATACGAAAGGCTTGATTCTTAATACACTTCAATGTCATCCATATACAAGGTTCATATTCGCCATGTCCTTTTTCAAAGTCATAGAGAAACTCCTTCTTTACGAAGCATTGTATTGGTGGCAAATTGTGAACAAGGAAAGCCATATTTTATTTGTTTTCTGCTTGATAAGTTTCTAAAGTTTTTTTGAATTTACCTGCATGTGAACGCTCAGCTTTAGCAAGAGTTTCAAACCAATCTGCAATCTCATCAAAGCCCTCATCACGAGCAGTTTTAGCCATACCAGGATACATGTCGGTATATTCATGTGTTTCACCTTCGATGGCAGATTTCAATGCTTCTTCAACAGAATGTACTTGCTCTCCTGTTGCTGGATCACCTGCACCACCTTTAAGTAAATATTCCATATGTCCGTGAGCATGGCCTGTTTCACCTTCAGCCGTATTACGAAATACATTCGCAACTTCTGGTGCACCTTCTACATCGGCCATATTTGCGAAATACAAATAACGGCGGTTTGCCATTGATTCACCTGCAAATGCTTCTTTCAAACACTCAGCGGTTTTTGTTCCTGCGAGTTTCATTGTTACTCTCCTTTGTTAAATTTTTAATAACTACTGATTTACCTACTATTTCATAATCCAATTTGTCACCAACATTCCAATCTAATTCTTTTACCATTTCTTCTGGCAATTCTAAAATTGCATCACCAAAACAATCTAGTGCTAATACTTTAGCTTCATATGTCTTTGACATGATTCACCTCTATTTTGCATTGATTGAGAAAGTTTAAACCTTCTTCACTTCTATAATGACTACGAAAATAAAACCTTTTAATGCCTGCTTGATGAATGAGTTTAGCGCAGTCTAAACACGGCGCATGAGTACAAATCATATCAGCCCCATCGGTTGAATTGGTCGACCGAGCTACTTTAGCAATTGCATTTGTTTCAGCATGTAATACTTCAGGTCTAGTTTTTAATATTTGGCCGCCATCTTCATGTTGCTCTATCAATTCTTCACAATTATTATCCCAACCACTTGGCATTCCATTATAACCAATGCCAATGATAGTATTATCTTTTACAATTACACAGCCAACTTGCAAGCGTTTAGCAGAAGATAGGTGTGCATAAACTTCTGCGGCTTTTAAGTGTGCTTTGATAAATTTTTCTTTCATTGTAACACTACCAAAGGAACCTGTATTCGTTTTAATGAATTAGCATAAACAAAGAATGGAAAAAATCTTTCGCCTAAAAATCCTGGGTATCTCCAAGGATGAATTTCAGATGTTGTTTGAACTATTGGATAAACGTCTTTACAGTTTTTCCAAATATATTCCAATATAGAAAATAATTCATTTGCATAACGAACAAATAAATCACGCCTCATAATATATGTTGTTTCAAAATTAATTATATTGTTATGTGTAAACCATGTCATATGTTGACGATATTGTGGATATAAATGCACAATTGCATCTTTAAAAAGATTCCAATATTCTATAGGTTCATACATTAAATATTGTTGTTCAACTGAATAAGGTAATGCAATGGAATGATTTGTCAACACTTCAGCTGTCTGTAAATATTCTAATGCTAAATCTTTTTCTTCGTCTGTGCCAAATAAACTAGCAACTTGTTGATCAGCTTGTACTTGAATTTTTGCTATATTCTTTTCAGCTTTACGATCCAACAGTAGATAACGGCGATAAGTTGTACAACCAACATAATCGTGTGTACAATTTTTCATCATCCAATATTCTGTTGCTTGTTGACCTAATGCACGGAGAAATTGATCTTCTGTACAACCATGATAATGTAATTGAAATTTGTGTATATCTTCTTTGCTTCTGTTTACATTCGTAAATGGTTTGGATTCATCAGGTGATTGCCAAGAAAAAGGTTCTAAACCTCCTGCATAAGTTGGAACAATCCATTTAGAATTCCAATTGAATGGAAAATCCTTATGAAAATGCGAATACATTACTAAGGACATTATTCTTCCTTAGGTGCGTTCTTATTTTTCTTTTCGTGTTTAACTGGAATTGAAGCAAGAATTTCAGCTTCAATCATTGTTTTTTTAAACTCATTAGGATTGACACAGAATTTGCCTGCCATCATCCGTTTGGTCGATTTACTCAACCGAAAGTTTCTATCTCGCTTGTTCATAATATCTCCATGTAAAGCGGGGCAAAAGCCCCGCTGAGTTATGCTACTTTCTTCTCTTGTAGAAGTTGCGGCTTAAACTCTTTAAGTTCATTACCAATTTCAATCTTGCGTGGTTTCTTGTGTTCAGGAATTACATTCTCTAAACCAATACGCAAAATTCCATCTTTAAACTCTGCACCTTTAACTTCTACGGTGTCAGCAATAGTCAATTGTTTTGTAAATGACCGAGTGCCAATACCACGATGCAGATAAGTCACATCAACATCTTTTTCTTTTTTCTCACCTTTGATAGTCAATGTACCATCTTCTGCTGTAATTTCAATATCTTCTTTACTGAATCCAGCAATAGCAAGTTCAACGACATAGTGAGTGTCTTTTAACTTGATGATGTTATGTGGTGGAAAAGATTGGGTTACTTTTGTTGCATTATCTACATTCAAAAGTCTTTCTACATCATCAAAGAAACGCTCAAAACCCAATGTTGTGTGAGCCAATGGCCCAAATGAAATATGACCGAGTGTCATGTTGTTTTCTCCTATTAAGCGAGTTAATCAAATAGCGGCCCATTAGGCGCCGCACCATTATTTATACAACAATTTAATAATCGGATGTTTTTTTGCCAATGTTGTATTTGGCAATTAAATCCCAATCATCTTTTTCTTTAAACGAAATAATCTTTATTTGGTGTAAAGGTGCTATATTACCTTCAATCAATCTACGGTTCAATATCTTTACAAGACCCCATTCTTCCAATAGATTAGCAATTGCATTCCGTCTTTGTATATCATTCTCTGAAATATTGGATGGTTTACCATCTAGTGCAAATAATTCTTTGAAATGTACAATATAATACTTGCCTTGTTTATGTAAAATATGGCAAGATTGGTATAATACTTTTTCTTTCCGTGAAGAAACACCAATACGAGTAAGAGTTTCCCTTACCTTTAAAAAATCGTCTTGTTCGTTAAGGCTTACCTCAACAAACTGAGTCAAGTCAACCATATTACTTCCTTAATCCACCGGTATCGGTTTGTTCTTTTAGTTGTTGGATCTGGTCTTTGCTTAGTAAGCGGAGTGCCTCACGGGCCTTTGAATCAGAGAAACCATAGACTTGTTTTATACATTCTAAATCATCACTTTTCTCAGACTTAACCCACTTCGCAAATGGTCTTTTTTGGGACCTGACGGTATTTAGTAAAAAGTCATTTTGCAACTTCTTATCCAGAAAATGGCGTCTGTTCATTTCATTTGCATACAGAACGCAATCTTTATGGTAAGATAAAGAACGATTAATAATGAATGAATTGTATTCTTTTTCTGTCAGGTCGTCAACAATTAACTGTTTTTTACCTTGTAAAATCTCTTTGACAAAATCGAATGGGTTCATACAAACTCACAAGATACCATTAGTTCAGTCAGACAAGCCACCGTATTCACTTCTTGATCAGCAACAAACGCAGCCTTGTATTGATAGTCAGCGAGAATGATGACCGCTTGTGGAATTGATTGCGGTTTCATTACATCATAAAGAGAATCATAAATCTTACGATACAAAACCGTACTATCAATTTCGTGTGTTGCAACCCACTTACGAATAGAAGCAAAGTCTTTTGATGAAATAGATTTGGTTAGTTCATCAATAGATACATCAGCAATCTGTGTAAGAATACCTGTATCGATTTTACCAAACTGAGAATAACGCTGAAGTTCATTCAGCACACGGCGAAAATCTGGGAAATGTTTTTTGATTAACTCAGCAAGAACCTTGTCATCTGCGTCAACGGATTCACTTTGCAAAATTGTTTGAATTCGCTTGAAGAACGCCGCAGCCATCTTGGCCTTCTCACCATTCTTGAGGCCAAAGTCGATGACGGCACAACGACTATGAAGCGGATCTATAATGCGATTTTTGTAATTACAAGTAAATATGAAAGAACAATTACCTGCAAATTCTTCTATCGCATTACGGAGAGCCGGTTGAGTTGAGTTTGGATTTAGATAATCCGCTTCGTCAATGATGATGACCTTACGGCCACCAGAGAGTGACATTGATGAAGCATAATTTTTAATCTTGGTTCTAAATGTGTCAATACCACTTTCATCAGAACCATTGATTACCATGAAGTCGCAACCGATTTCGTTGCACATCGCTTTCGCTATCGTGGTCTTGCCTACGCCGGCTCCACCACTCAATAGGAGATTCGGTATCTCCTTTTGATTCACATATTCCTGAAACGGCTTTTTCAGACGGTCTGGAAGAATACAATCTTCCACCGTCTGAGGCCGATACTTCTCTGTCCATAACAAATGTTCCATAAGAACCTTTCACATATATCATAATTTAATTAAGCTACTTTTTCAAATTTAGAACCTTGCTCAGTTGTAATCCAATATTGCAACGGAAGGTTTTTGTTTTTAAAATGTGAAATGCCTTTAGATGAGATAGAAACTTCGTAAGTGCCTGCCAATACCTTTGTAATGTTTTCTGTTTTGAAAATCATTTTGTATTTGTTGCCATTACCATTTGCAATTTCCAAAGCATCGGTGTGAGCAGAATCATTCTGCAAGTCAAGTGTAACAACACTTACTTTTTTGCCATCTGATTCAATTGCAATCTGTGGCGAAGCAAGAACACCAGCAGCTCGCAAGACCCAATCAAAATCTTCAGCCGTCAAATCAAATTTGATTTCTGCATCTGGCATTGTCAACGCTTTTTCTGGAGGTGTGACAATCATATTTGCAGGAGTGAAACGATACTTGATTTTAGAGCGACCTTTGTTACCAACAATCGTAACTTGTTTGTCATCGAATTCAAATGACGGGTCATCTTTGTGTAGAGAAATGACCGACAAGAAATTGTTTAGGTCATAGATGCCAAACTCAGCAGGAATATCTTCTTTGATATCCACTTCAGCAAGAATATTCTTGTGTGAAGATACTGTCTTTAGCGTTTTACCTTTTTTGAAAAGGATACCTTGGTTAATTGCACCAAAGTTTTTGAGAACCGAAATGGTTTCGTTTGATAATTTCATTTGTACCTCTCATAATTAAGATTTATCAATAGAGTATATTGTATCATGTTCGTATAGAAACATGAGGCAACACATAGCATGGGCTAAATGATGTTTACCAGATTCAGGATCTAATTGTTCACCTTCTTTCCATGCCCATAGGTGGCGATTTAAAGCATCAAAGTAACGGCGTTTAGAATCTGGCACATACTTCCAATTGTCAGGTTCATACTTCTCTGCGCCAAATGTTAAAATTTCCACCGTTGCTTTGAGCGCCGCAGGTGGTAATAAACCATATTGTAATTTACCGCCATCAAATTTACGGCCACCTGTTGTAGCCGTTTGTGAAGCTTTGACTACATCTTTATTTTTCATTACAGTTTGCCTGTAAATTGTGCAACTGAAGGCATATTTCCTGTAAAAGCATATGTACCAATGTGCTGAGTTTTAACCCAAGGACACAAATATACTTGACCGCCAATTTTACGCCACATTTGACAGAACATATAATCTTCACTTAGATAACGATCAGAACCACCACCAGTAATCGAATCTTTACTGTCAATTACAGTATCAAAATATGCATGAATGTATCTTGAACCATCAAAGTGAGCTTGACCAACATGATCTGGTTTATAATGAATCATTGGATAAGCATTTTTCATCTTATCAAATACATGTCGTTTGACCATCATATAGCCTGTACCAATTTCCAAAACTTCTAATGGTTCAGTCACTTGAAAAGAAGAAGTTCCTTTTACAACATTAAACACATATTCACCAACCAAATTTTCTAGCTCTCTTGGATCCATATCTGGATGTTTTCTTGCAGCTAGAGCTACGTTACCCCAATTAATAGATTTTTTAGGATAAGGACCGCCAATCACATCTTTATCCAATGCCAACATGGCCAAGACATCTTGAGGATTAAAGTGAATGTCACTATCAATGAAAAGTAGATGAGTAAAATTTTCTGAGCGGAGAAATTCATCTACCAAATAATTTCGTGCTCTTGTGATAAGAGATTCGTTAAAAAGAAAAGAAAATTTGGTTTCGATACCATACTGGCCTAAACTTGTTTGTAGATCTAGACATGATTTGATATAGAGGCCGTGAGCCATACCACCATACATTGGTGTGGCAATAAATATTCTATTCTTTTTTAAATCTTCAATTTTTGCTTGAATTTCCATGACAACTCCATAAACGAAAAAGAGGAAGTAACACCTATATGTATTACTTCCTCTACGCTTTTCCTAAACTATTTTAGGCAAAAGCACGCTCTCCCTGAGCACGCAGAGCAGCAATTCCTGCTGCTACGAGGCGTTTGGTCGGCTGACCAAGGCGATAGAAAGAAACTTTGTCGCCATTCGCATTGATGCGAGTGTTCAGGTAAATTGCATGACCTTCGTTACGCAACTCATTGATGGTTGCGGAAGGATTTGCAATACCAAAAACAGACTGCATCTTAGCAACGGTGAGGGTGTTGTAGTCGCTGTCTTTCGAAAGATAGGCGAGAACTTTAGCTTTAGCTGATTTCATTACAAATAACTCCATAAATTGGTCTCAACAAGGTAAACATTTGAGAGGAGACCGTTCTCTCAAATTCGATAATATAATTATAACATTTCTAAGTAAGTAAGTCAACACTTTTATAGGCAAATGTGTAAAAAGGGGCCTGTGTTGCCACAGGCCCAAGTGCCGAACTACAAACTTATTAGAAAGGTTGTGATGCATCAGTACCTTCAACCTTAACTTCTTCTACTACAGGTTCAGGCTGAGGTGCCAAAATCTCATCGGCAGAAGCACCTGCATCAACTTTGGTATACAGGTCAACAAAGGATGCTTTAGTGTCATCA